AGCATCATGGGCGGCTGCGGCTTGTGCAGCTCGTTCTTCGGAGGTCATAGCAGAAGCGCGAACGATTCCAGCTTCGGATTGGTTGCGCGGAGTGATTCCAGCTTCAGAGAGCCACCTATCGACAACCTGACGGCTGACGTTGAGACGGTTGGCGATGGAATAAACGCTCTCACCGTTATTGAAAGATTCGAGAACGCCATCGGGCATTGGGATTCGCTTACCGCGTGCCTTGATGCCATTGCTTTTGAGTATACGAAAAACGGTTGTTTTACCACATCCGATTTTGTTGACAATCTCTTGAGCAGTAGCGCCCGATTGATAGAGATTGATGATGTTGAATCTGTCAGTTTCAGTGATCGGAGTTGCCATGTGTACAACCTCTCTACTAAAGGCGGATGGTACGTTTCATCAGGTATTATAACACATAATTGCGATTGTCGCATTGTGCCAAGCTGGGATAAATCACCATTAGTACAAGGGTATAACCCTGACAAGTACTACGACATGTGGAAACACCCAGAGAAGTACGAGAACGCGAAGCCTAGTATCTCAGCCGTTCAAATCATCGGCGTTTCTAAGGGTGAACCGATGAATTTTGACGATGCAGACGGCATGAAAGCCAATCCAGGGTATGAGAGTGATTTTGCTCGTGTAATGAATTGCCAAACATGCGTTGTTGCTAATGAAGCGCGGCGGCGTGGGTACGAAGTTCAGGCGCAACCGTATAGCAAGCAAAACGAAGCCATGTTTTCACTTGCTGAAAGACCGACGAGAGCATATATCAACCCAGAAACAGGTGAAGAGCCTGAAATGATTCGGGTTGAAGAATCGCCGACAAAAGCACGGTTTAATAAACTGTGCGAAGAGACAGTAAAAGATGGTGAACGCTATCATTTGCGCATCGAAACAAAAGCAGGTGGTGGCCACGTTGTCTGTATGGACAGAGACGAAAACGGTGTTTTACGAGTATACGACCCGCAAGACGGTTCGATTTATAAAGCAAGCGAGTATTTGAAGCGTGCTAAGTATTCGAGTAAGTCATACGGAATTACGGTGCCAGAGGACAATTACATATTCAGGGTTGATAATGCAGAGTTCAATATTGAACTAATCAATGGAGCATTGGAGCCTGCACAATGAATGACGAGAAGATAAAAACGATGATTCTTGAATACATTCCAGAAAGCGTTTTAGCTGGAATCGTAGAAGTGAACATCAACAAAGGCGTTGCATATATCGCACAGCTCAACCGTTCGTTGTGTTTGGGGACTCCATTAGTGGTAATTGTTCGCAATGGTACAGCACGATACGCACGCAAAGACGAAGCGTTGCAAATTGTTGAGCTAGCACGAGAAAATGAATTGATTAATCCAGAGTTCTATGTTTAACGGTAGAGCATAACCAAGGAATCAAGCCATCCGCACGGGTGGCTTTTTTCATGCCGTCACGGTGTCAGACGTGGCGGCTTTTCTATTCCATGCCCCGCACGGGGCACACAACGGCGCTGCACAGCGCGGAAAGGCGGTCAATATGGCTGACGAAAGCAAAGTGGACGTAACCCCTGACGAACCTGCACAGGATGATGGCAAGGATTACAAAGCGATGTACGAGCAGGCAATTAGCGAGTCCCGCAAGTGGGAAAACCGCTCGAAAGCCAACGCCGAGAAAGCCAAGAAGTACGACGAGATGGAAGAAGCCAAGAAGACGCTCGAAGAACGCGTGGCATCCATCGAAGCGGCTAATAAGGCTTTGAGCGACGAGAAGGAACGCGCAAAACTCGTGAAAGCCGTTGCAGCGGCCACGGGTGTTCCAGAAAGCATCGTGTCCACGCTGTCCGCTACGGACGAAGAAGCGATGACCGCACAGGCGCAAGCAATCGCCGAAAACTACAAGACTCCCGGCGGCGCACCGAAAGCGCCTGAAGCTGGGAAGTTCCCGAAGGGCGAGGGCGCAACCGATGAAAAGCGCCAATTCGTCCGTGATCTATTCAAAAACTAACGAAAGGGGCCAATCATGGCGCTTCAAACTTCTGGTATCGTTCTGCCGCGTTCCGTGGCAACCGTTGTAACTGGCAAGGCCAAGGATGCGTCCACCATCGCGGCGCTGTCCCCTGCCCGTCCCAAGATTTTCGAGGATGAGACTTATCTGATTTTCAACGGCGGCTCCGAAGCCGAGGTAATCGCCGAGGGTGCAGCTAAAAGCTCGTATGAGCAGCAAGTCACGCCTATTGTCGGCACGCGCTTCACGGTGCAGACCACGACCCGCGTCTCCAACCAGCTCAAGTGGGCCGATGAGGATAACCAGCTCGAAATTATCGATGCCATCCAGGAAGACCAGGCGCTTGCAGCAGCCCGTGCGCTTGATTACGTCGTGTATCACGCTGTTAGCCCGAAAACGGGTACTTCGCTTGGCGCTGGCTTTACTCCGCTGTCCACGAGCGCTGCACAGGTCTACACGGGCAAGACCGCTGCCAACATGACCGATGCCGACTGGATTGCGGCGTTCGACAACCTCGCTGACGCGACGAATGACATTTACGACATCAACGGCGTTGCGATGGCGAAGCCTTACGCTAACGCTCTGCGCAAGATTCGCGTCCCGAATACGGCGGCTCGCATGTATCCCGACATTCCGCTTAACCTCAACGTCGGCAACCTCGAAGGCGTTCCCGCTGCCGTGTCCGGCACTGTTAACGGGCGATTGGTTGTCAGAACTCCCGCATCTGGTGACACGCCCGCCGTCTACGGCACCGATGTTCTTGCGTTCATGGGTGATTTCTCCGTCATCAAGTGGGGCATGGTTCGCGACATTCGTGCTGAGGTTATCGAGTACGGCGACCCTGACGGCGCTGGTGATCTCAAGCGTTACAACCAGATTGCGTACCGCACCGAAGCTGTCTACGCTTACGCGGTTGTCAATCCGTCCGCTCTCGCTGTGCTCAAGATGGGCGTTCAGGGCGCTTAATCATGGACGGTAAGGTAATCAAACCGTTCTTCGACTTGAGCAACCCCGATGACGTTTACGCAATCGGAGACACGTTCTCTGGCACAGCTGAGCGTGTCAACGGCTTGATTCAGAAGGGTTTTCTTGAGCCGATGGCTGAAAAGCCGAAGCCTACGCGCACGACGCGCACGCGCAAGAAAATTGCGACTAAGGAGCAATAACGATGCTTTTCGCAGACGTATCAGATATTGAGCAGCGATGGCGCGAATTGGACGCAAGCGAGACGGTACGCGCAGAAGCATTGATTGCTGATGCGTCTGCGATGCTGGCAAGGCTTGTCGGGAATTTCGACGTAGCGGACGAATCCTATATGCAGCTCTTGAAGCAAACGTGCTGCAACATGGTCATTCGGTCGCTCGGCGCGTCCGGCAATGATTCCACGTACGGCGTGGACAGCATGAGCATCACGGCAGGGCCGTATTCGCAGAATTGGAGCTACAACAATCCAACGGGCGATATGTACCTAACGAAGCTCGAAAAGAGACTGCTCGGCATAAGCGGGACGGGTAAAGGCCGAACGCTCATTTATGGTATGGCTGGTGACCACGATGCAGGGTGCTAGCGTAATCGTCCACGCGCCTACAGCGGCAACGGTGGACAGATTCGGCAACGTCGAGAGCACGTGGACGAGCTATACCGTCGATGACGTGCTAATCGCGCCAGGAGCGACCGCCGACCTCGAAGCGAGCAGGCCAGAGGGCGTGCAGGTCGCTTATTCGCTGCATTTCCCCAAGACCTTTAGCGAATCGCTCGAAGGGTGCAAGATTGAATTGCCAGCGCCTTATGGCGGCGTTTACCGCGTCATAGGCAAACCATCGCCGTACATGGGCGCTAACACGCCCACGCGCTGGAATACGCCCGTCGAAGTGGAGCGAGCAGATGGATAGAGTCGAAGTAGACGTTAAGTCAATCGAGCGTGCCATCTATCAATCCGAAGGCACGAAACCAGCGCTAAAGAAGCTCGGCGATTCGATCGCGGCGCGTGCTAACAGTTTGGGCGCTGGATACACAACGCCGAAATGGCACGACCACGACACGGGCGAGGTCAAGGGCGGCAAGCGTCCAGAATACGGCGCTACGCTCGGCAGCAGGCGCGTTCTTTGCATCGTGCATCCCGAAAACTACGCGGCGATGAAGGACAACTACCTTCATAACACGATGCTCAAGGCAATCTAGGAGGTGGACGTTGTACAGCATCACCGAAGAATTCGTGACGTGGCTGAAATCACTTGATTTCGCAGCATCCACTTACCCGCCGAAAGCAGGCGATGAGTTCGTGACCGTCGAGCGCACGGGCGGTGGCGTGTCAGACCTCGTTGACCATCCGATGATGGCGATTCAGACATGGGCGCAGACCCAGCCACGAGCCGAAGAGATGGCGAACGAAATCAGGATTGCGGCGCTCATCGGAGAGCGTCCACGCGGAGTTACACGCATCGAGGTCAATTCTGGCCCTTATGCGTTCTGGGACGAATCGACGCGCATGCCGCGCTATCAAATCGTTTTCGACGTGACCTGTCAGCTGGTCGATTAATCAAAACCTACAATCAAATAAGGAGGTAGCTATATGGCTACTATGGACGCGAGCCAAGTTACCGTTGGCTCTGCTAGCGTCACGGGCGCAATCTTTGTAGCGCCACAGGGTACAACGCTGCCCACAGACGCGACCACGGCTCTTGGCGAAGCTTTTGTGCTGCTCGGCTTCACATCTGACGCAGGCGTGCAGATTTCCGAGGAATCCGACAGCGAGAGCATACGCGCATGGGAAGGCCGCACGGAAGTATACAACGTGCGCACCGAATACACCGAATCCGTCGGCTTCATGCCGATTCAGTGCAACGCCGACGTGGCAAAGCTCACGTGGGGCGATGACAAGGTGACTGTATCGAATGGCAATATCACGGCTAGGCACCACGGCGGCACCATCGAGCCGAAATGCATCGTAATCGAGACCACCCCGCGCGAGGGAATCGTGAAGCGATATTGCGGCACTTTCCAGCTTGTCGAGCGCGGAGAGCAGACGATGGACGGCACGCAGGTGGACGGGCGGCAGCTCACTTTCAATGCCGTCGCTGATTCTAACGGCGTGACCATGTACGAGTACACCACCATTTCCTAGGAGGATAAAAGCCAATGGCGGCAGAAGAAAAGAACACGCGCATTGTCGAGATTCGCGGCGAAGAATACACCGTTGATATCGATTACGCAGAATCCTACGCGGCGTTTCGGTTGCTTAAGAAGATCAACGCAAAAGACGTGGACGCATTCGAAAAGCTCGATTGCTCGTATGAGCTTATCGAGCACGCTATAGGCGTAGACGAAGCCGCGATAGTTGAGCTTGCAGGCGGTGAGACAGCCAAGGCTCGCGACGTGCTTTTGCTTGCCATTGAGTTTATCCAGGCAATCGACCAAAAAAACTAGCAGCGCTCGCGGTGCGTCTCGATAGATGCGAAGGCGCATTGCGAGCTGATTTACAGCGCTATTACGGCATCAACCTAGATGACGCGCTAGGCGGCGCGTGCTCAATCGTCCACTTGGCGGCGCTAGCGAACAATCTCCCGCAGGAATCAGCGTCAAACGTTGCTCTAAACCCAGACGCGGCGTGGACGCTCGAAGCGACCGTGCTAGCCGACCTCAGAAACCACCTAGCAATGCTCATGTGGGGCATGGACGACAAGAAGCATCGCGGACGCAAGCCGAAGCGAATCGGCCCGTCTTGGATGACCAAGGAGACCATGCGCAAGCTCGAAGCTAGGACGATGACCATTGACGCGCTGATGAAAGAACTTTCAAAGCCGCGAGGGGGTGAGTAAATGGCCGAAGAAATCGGCGTTGCGTATCTGTCCGTTAAACCGAAAATGTCCGACGATTTCGATTCATCCGTCAAGGCGCACGGCAAGAGCGCAGGTGGCGGGTTCGGCTCGGCTTTCGCGGTGGCCGCTGGCAACATCATCGCCAATGCGGTTTCCAACGTCGCAGCAAAGGCAGCTGACGCTTTCACGTCGGCTTTTAATAACTATGCCGAATGGGAACAGCTCGCAGGCGGCGTTGAAAAAATCTTTGACCAAGCCGATATCAGCGGCATCATGCAAGACGCGCAGAACGCCTATAAAGAGCTGAATCTGTCGGCGAATCAGTACCTTGAATCCATCAATCAGACTGGCGCGGCTTTCGCTCAGACGATGGGCGATCAAAAAGGCTACGACACGGCGCGTCAGGGCATGAAGGCGATATCTGATTATGCGAGCGGCACCGGGCGCAACATTGACGAGCTAAACGAGAAGTTCGCGCTGATTACACGCGCCACTAGCTCGTATCAGTCAATCGCCGACCAGTTCAGCGGCATCTTGCCGGCTACTAGCGCCGACTTTCTGGCGCAGGCGCAAGCGGCTGGATTGCTCAGCGGCGAGTACACCAAGCTAACCGAAGTTCCCATTGCCGAATATCAGCAGGCGGTGTCTGCGATGCTCGAACAGGGCGTTAAGGACATGGGACTTGCCGACAACACAATGAAGGAATCGACGGAGACCATCAGCGGTTCGCTGGCAATGCTCACGTCGAGCTGGCAGAACTTCATAACGGAGCTGGGTAAGGACGATGGCAACGTGACCGCAAGGACGCAAGAATTAGTCGATAGCGTCGTTGCTGTTGTCAAGAACATAGCTCCCAGGCTGCTCGTTTTC